AATTTCAAGATGTTATAAAGAAATTAATGAATTTAAAATTATGTTATATTGGTGATATAAAATTAGGATCAATAGAAGAATGGAAAGTTATTAGCGATGATACTATTATAAAAAATGGATTCGTTCATAATTATAAACCACAAGAAATAAGAGAAAATCTAAAACGATTACGAGAAAATAGAGATATATCACCAAAAGAATATGAACATTCTTTATCATTAGTAAAAAATCATATAACTACTTTAGAATTTTTAGAAATTAAAAGAGATTTACGATTTCATATTATTCGTTGGACACCAAAAGAGATTCTAAAAGGATATAAAATTTTACATAATGGTAAAAAATATACAATTGTAGAAGCATTAAAATCTTCAACAATTACAAAATTAGATGCTATTCGTTGGGTAAATGGAAATCATTTTACAGATTTCTCTATTATATATGCGTTTTATGATAAATTTGGTACTAATATTAATGAACCTCCTTCAGATATTATTTATTCTTTAAAAGAAAATATATATCAGTTATATCACGAACATAATTATTTTAAAATGGCAAAACGAATGTTTGCTTTGAGTCGTGCTATGGGATATAATAATACTATAAAAATATTAAATAATTTATTTAATTCAGATTTAGGAAGATTATATTCAGTATATGGAGATTTAGGAACATTAGAATTTATGATAGAAAATTATAATACTCTTCCAAAAGAGAAAATATCATTTGAAATAGACCAATTTATAAATAGATTATCTAATATTACGCTACCAAATTATTTAGAACAAGAGAAAAAAGTATCATCATTACTTCATAAATTAAAAAATCCTCAAAATTATACTGAAAATAATGCCCAATTTCTACGATTAGTTAGAACAGCAAGAGAATATATGAATAAATTATTAAGTCATTATACTTATATGGCATTAGAAGATAATTCATTAATACCAATTCCAAAAACATTTTTACCATAGATATTTTCGTAAAAAAATATAAAATAATAGTAGAATATAGAATAGAATGCCAAATTATTTATCATTTATAGAGAGAAGCAAAGATGCTATTCCTATAGCAGTTGTAAAAGGTGGCAAAGCGGATGGACATTTTTTATATTTGAATCGTGAAGAAGATGATATTGATTTACCAGATGATATTGAATATCATCTTGAAGAACCTAATTTTGTGGAAACAAAATATCGCAATACAAAACCTATTTGTATACGACTTCCTTCCGACAGCGAATTTGAAATTATTCCAAATCCAAAAAAGCGTTCTTGTTGGTATGTATATGCTAAATCTGGTGCTGGTAAATCCACTGTCAGTAGCAATATAGCATCTAATTATAAGAAAATGTTTCGTAATAGACCTATGGCATTAATTAGTCGCAAATCTGAAGATCCAGTATTAGATAAACTACATCTTAAACGATTAGATGCTGAAGAATTAATTGATGAACCTATTGAAGATATAAAAGAAATAGCAAAATCATTAATTATTGCTGATGATGTAGATACTTTTAAAGGACAGCAAGAAAAAGCTGTATTTCATTTAATTGATGAAATTGTATCATTAGGTCGTGCGAGTGAAGTTAGTCTTATTTTTGCTACTCATAAAAACTCTGATGGCAAAAAAACTTCTCTTATTATCAATGAAGCAACTGATTATGTTATATTTCCTAAATATGCTACTCCACAAGCATTAAATTATTTATTAACTGATAAATTAGGTTATAATTCTAAATTTATTAGTAAATTAATAGAAGATACAAAAGGTGAGAATGAATGGGTATTATTACATTGTGATGTTCCAAATTATATGCTCACTCGGCACGAAGCCAGAATTATTATAAAATAAAATAATAGAATGTATTATAATGCTAACTCTAATCCTTCTTTTGCTTTTAACTTCAAGTATGACACCTTCTATGACTCCTTCTATGACTTCTTCTATATAATGAAAAGATAGTGGGGTGATGGGTATGATGGGGGTCATAATTGAATCTTTTCTAACAAGAAGCCTTTACGATAGAGAGTTTTCAGTTATGACCCCTATCATACCCATCACCCCCAAATCTATATATATAATAAAAATCTTATTATAATATAGTATAGTATGTCTTTTAATGACTTAATAGATGATACAGTAAAAAAAGCATTAAATTTTACAAATGGTGGTAGTGGTGGTATATCATATATATATGGTGGTTCTAATATTAGTGTGCTAAATCCAAGTGGTGCTACTCCGACTATAAGCGTTATTGATCCATTAGTAAATAATGAAGTAGATACTAATATTCTTACTGCTACAACAGCAATAAAATCTAATTTGATTGAAAATTTAACAAATGATGAATTAATAATAAAACAAAATGATGTTAGTTCTATTTTGTTAAATACTGATGGAAATGGTGGTGTTCAAATCAATGCTCATAATACTGATTCAAATGCTTCAATAATTAATATGGATTCTAATTGTATTGAATTATCTACAGCTCATGATAATTATATTCATCTTCAAAATGATGGAGCTGTTAGGATTGGAGCCAGTGGATCAGCTGATATTCTTTTGTATAATGATGGTAGTACTGAAATATCCGGTACTGGTAATTTAATATTAACTAATAATACAACATATATAGCTGGAGGGAATTTTATTTTATATAATGCTGATCAACTTCATTTTACAAATTTATATTCAGATACTGATGGAAATCTACACGCAGTTGTAAATGATACAACAGATTATCAATTGACTCCTCCTTCTGGTGGTGGTGGAACAGCAACAAATATAGTTAATGATACTACTGATTCAAGTGTTGTTAATCTTATTAGTGCCCAAAAAATATCCGATGGTTCATTTCAACCAATTATAGAATTATGCGATATAAATACTATAAATACTAATGATGGAACTGTTTCTGTATTTAGGATTATTCAAAAAGGTTCTCGCAATTCAACATCTTTATCTCCATCAGTTACTTTTTCTTTTTATGATGAAGCTAATCATATTTATTTACCAATTATTTTTTTAACTGCTGAAGATGATAGTGGTGGTTTAGTACTAAAAAATGCTGTTAATAATTGTATTTTATATCCAGATGCTAATGGTGATTTACACGCAAAAGTCAGTTATAATGGGTCGCCTATTGATTATCAATTGACTCCAACTTCTACAACAGCAACAAATATAGTCAGTGATACTAATTATTCTTTTCCTACTGTTATTAATGCTGTAAATGAATCCACAGATAGTGGTTCTCAATCGTATATAAGAATATTAAATATATTCACTCAAAATACTATAACTGGAAATAATGAATTATTTACTCTTGACCAAAAAGGAGCATCTGACACAGTTCAACCATCTTTAAAATTTATTTTTCAAGACCAAGATGATAATTTTTTACCATTTACATTTCAAACATCAACTACTGGTGGTGGAATAAAATTAGATAATTCTACTAATGCTTGTAGATTATATCCAGATGTTGATGGAAATCTACACGCAGTTGTAGATAATTATGGTTCACCTATTGATTATCAATTGACTCCTAATACAACAGTAAGTCAATTACTATATAATGGTTCTACAGATGTAACACCTACTGTTATTTCTATGACAAATACAACAGATGGTTCTTTTATTCCAAATCTAAATGTATTACAAGCATCTTTACAATCTGAAATGGGTGGAGAAGTTCAAACTAATTCAATATTTCAAATAGCATATAATGGTTCATCAACATCTGGTGGTAATTGTGATGTTTATCTACTTAATCAAAATGTCACAACTGGTGTTTATAATAGAATATGGGTAATTGCTCCAGATGCTACTGATGGAGGTTTTGTATTAACAAATCCAGCAAATTCTTCAGCGTGTATTTTATATTGTGATAATTTAGGTAATCTTCATGGTCTCGTAAGCAGTGGTAATATTGATTGTTTAATAACTGGTTTAAATCCATTTTCTTTTAATGGTGTTTTAGCACCTACCACAATAAATCAAACAGCTTGTCCAGTTTTAATAAATAACATAGATGCTATACCACCTCAAAATATATATGTAAAAAATAATGTTATAGTAAATATTTCTATTAATGGAAGTGTAGAACCAAGTGCTCAAGAATCACCAATTGTTGGTGGTATTGCTCCAGATATGATTACTTTAGGATTCAATGTTATTTTTTATTATTCTAATGATGTAGAAGGAATTGTTCCATTAACAACAACTCTACAATTATATTGTTCAACTATATTTGGAGGCTCTTATCCAATTTCTTGTTCTTTTACAGAAGTTATAAACACTGGTTATGTAGATGGAAATGGATTCTGTACTCGTATATCTATAGAAGTAATATTTGTCAATGGATATAATACTGGTGCTGATTATGGTTTTAATTTTAATAATGTAAATGCTACTATAACTCCTCAAAATAATTAATTTTTTATTCTAATTTAATAATATAGAATGGCCTCTGCTAATAATAAGCAAGTTTTTAACTTTCCTCAACCACTTCTAAATGCTGTCGCAGATTATAAGAAACTGGTGACAGATTATAATAATACTTCAGATCCTACATTAAAATCTGCTTACAAAATGGTTCTTACAGATAAAATAACGGCATTGAATGGTATGGCAAATGTGTATGCTTCTACGGTTCAAACAAATATTCAAGCATTAGCTGTTCAATAAAATCTAAATATTGAGTAAATGGATAGTAGTGTTATTTCTTATTTATCTATTGGAATAAGCATTACTGGTTTAATTATTAGTGCTATAAATCATAGACATATTCGTTCTTCTTGCTGTGGTAAGAAATATGAAGCATCTATTGATATTGATAAAACACAAACTCCGCCAAAACAAACACCTTTTCTAAATTCTTCATAATACATAAGATGAGTGAAGATTACGCATTAGGCGATGATGATATTTCTAAAATACTTCCAAATACACATATTTTCACTTACCCCTATTTGAAGCAAGTGAAAGATATAGATGAAGTATTTGATGATGAAGGTAGAGCAGTAATGCTTTATTTAACGGAATCTGGAAATAGTGGTCATTGGACTTGTTTAATACGAAGACCCAATCAAATAGAATTTTTTGACCCTTACGGAGAATTTCCAGATACTGAACTCAATTGGATTTCTAAATCAAAACGAGATGAATTAGATGAACAAGCACCTTATCTTTCTAAACTTTTACGAGAAAGTGGTCTTCCTATAGTCTATAATAAGCATCATTTTCAAGGAGATGGTGATAATATTTCTACTTGTGGTCGTCATTCATCTGTTAGATTACTTTTTAAAGATTTATCATTACCACAATATGCGAATATGATAGAAAAATCTGGCATGAATCCAGATGATTTTGTTACTGCGATAACATATTCTATAATAAAAAAATAGATAGTAAATATATAGAATGTATCGTTCAGATATTAGTTATGAAGGGGACAAAACAGATCCAGATATCCTTTATTATAATGCTACTATTATCAACGACAATAATACAGTTCCGAATGGATTAGGACAAGATCCTCCAGTTAGATTTATTGAAACTCGTTCTACAGCTCTTATAAAAGATATTAGTAAATTTGATTTCTCTATTATTCGGTTTACATTGAATGGTGCTAATAAAAATTTACCATTATTTATTCCTTCAGTTCAATTAGGTCAAACTGATATTAATTTAACTAATTATTCAATAGGTAGCACATTACCTTCTGGAACATCATATACTTATGGTGGTCAAACTGTTTCTCTTTCAAATGCGTATGCTTATTGTTATATTCCTTTCGTTTCTCCATCAGCTAATGCTTATTCAACTTATAAAGTAAATAAACCAAACTCACCTACTACATCACAAGATATTCGTGGAAGTTATTATTATGTATATGAATATCAACAATGGCTTGATATGATAAATACTGAAGTAACTTCTTTATTTAATACTACAGTAGCACCTAATACTTATTTTCCATTAGGAACTCTACCTTATCAATATGGTAATGCTTGGTCTGCTGTTGCTCCATCAGAACAAACAGTTTCTACTTATAGTAATTTACCATCCACATCAACATCTGGAACTTATTATAGAACAGCAGATACTGGTTTTTTCTATGTTAGTACTGGTAATGGAGCACCATCATCATTTACTTTACAATCAACTCTTACAACAGCAACACTAATCGCAGATTCTAATTTTAAACCACCACAGCTTCAATATTCTCCTTCTACTGGTTTATTTTCAATGGCAATTTATACTAACTATTTATCATCATCATCTAATTTGATGAAACTTTATTTTAATACAAATATGTGGGGTCTATTTTCAAGTTTTAATTCACAATTTTTAGGAACAGAATCAAATGGTCAAGCATATCAATTGACATTCTCTCCTTATATCGGACAAACTGCTATAACTGGAGCAACAAGTATGTATCTCTATACTCAAGAATATAATACAACATCTACTTTATGGTGTCCTATTGAATCTATTGTCTTTACATCTACCCTCATACCAATCTATTCAGAGCAAGTTGGAGCACCCATTAACTATGGTGATGGTAATGATACTGGAGCGAATAATTCAGTCAATAATTTCCAACCTATAGTCACCGACATAGCACTTCCAATCAATACAGCAAATGACTATAGAGATTTTATTGCTTACTTACCTTCGGCTGAGTATCGTATGGCATCATTTACATCATCCAAACAGCCATTAAATAGTATAGATATTCAAGTATTTTGGAAAGCACGGCTTAACAATCAGTTTTATCCTTTAACAATGTTCAATGAAAGTTCAGTATCAATTAAAATGATGTTTCGCAAAAAGAGTCAATATAAAAATAAAGGTGAATAAATTATTGAAAAATAAAAAGTTTATAAAGAATATATAAGATGTCAGCCGATATTGAGAAGTTAGCCGTTTTTGATGATCGCATTGTTCAGTCTAAGGCTCGTTATGCTGTAGAGAAAGGTGCTCTTTCTCTTACGAATGCTCCCTTTTCGGCTGTTGGTAATAACTCTTCCCAGCAGTCTTTCAATATCAATGTTCCTTCAGAGAATGTTTTTGTTGACCGAGCGGTAGAATGGACTGCGACATGTGCTCTTTCTATGAATGTAGCCATCTCTGGTGGTCAGCAGTCACAGAATGCTCCAGTTGTGGTCTTTGGTCGTGATTGTGCTCTTTCTGCTTTTCCTCTTCAGTCTCTAACACAGACACTTACTGCTACTATTAATGACACTACGGTGACAATGAATACTGGCGATGTTCTTTATGAAGTTCTCCGTCTAACAGATTATAAGAAGAATCGTGCTCAGCGAACTTGCCCCACTTACCTTGATACTTATAAGTCATATAATAGTGCTTCTGGTGCTATTAACAATCCTCTTGGTGATTATACTAATGCTTGTGATTCTGGAAGTGTTCCCAATGGTGCGTGGTATAATGTTTCTTTTACAGATAGTACTGGTGCTGTTCTTTCTGGATCTGGATCATATACTTCTGGTAGTGTAACTGTAAGTTATACAAATGGTGTTCCAGTCCAGTCTGCGTCATATCCTTCTGGTGGTTATCCTATTTTCCTAAAGTTTACATCTACGGAGAAACTTGTGCTATCTCCTTTTGTATTCAGCGATTGTCATGAGTTTGATACTGGTCTCTTTGGTATCCAGAATATCCAGTTAGTTCTCAATATGTCTGCTCCTTCACAGACTGCTACTTCTGGTCGTGTAATTCGTTCTACTACAACTTATGGTCGCACAATTTCAAGTGTTGCCTATAATGGCTCTGTAAGTGGTGGTACACCTTTTACATCATCACAAGTGAATGTTCAGTTCCTAACACCTTCTCTTGATCTTCCACTACCACCTAAGTCTATTGTTCCCTATATGGAGTTTCCTCGCTATATCTATAGTGCTGGAGCACAGACTGTATCTGTTGGTACTGAATTCAGTGTTCAGAGTCAGACAATTACACTTCCACAGATTCCAGATCTTCTCATTGTGTATGTAAAGCCATCAGCATATGTTGCTACTGATGCTGATTGGTATTTCCCTATTACAGATGTTACAAGCATTAACTTTGATAACTTTAGCGGTCTTCTATCATCTCAGACACAGCAACAGCTATATGCGATGGCTTTTAAGAATGGTCTTGATATGGATTTTAATCAGTGGATAGGTGAGGGAAATGTTGCTTCTCAAGCACTTACATCTTCTGAATTCGCACAAGGTAAGGTTGGTCTCACTGGTGGATTTTTAGTGCTCAAGCCATCACAAGATATTACTCTCCAGAGCGGACAAGCACCTTCTCTTGTTGGCAATTTCACATTCCAGATTAGTCTTAAGTGTATGAATAATAGCGGTAGCACATCTGTCAGCCCTACTGTATATGTCATTACAGCCAATAGTGGTTTCTTTGAATCCATTAAGGGTTCATCACGAATTGTGAAGGGTGTTCTTTCGGCTCAAGATATTCTTGATGCTCCTATGTCCCATACTCGTTCAGCACTAACTCGTGCTGTTGGTGGTAAGTCAGTTCTTCACCGATTGGGCAATGTTCTTTCAAAGGTGAAGGAATATCTTCCACTTGCGAAGGAAGTAGCAAAACACGCAAAGCCTCATCTTCCAGAAGGAGCACGAGATGTTCTTTCGGCAGTAGGCCTTGGTCGCCATCACCGAAAACACGCTCATCGTTTAATGTAAAATATATAAATAAAAAATCATAGTATTGAATATATAAGATGTCTTTGAATTATGTTAAAGATTCGGCATATTGTACGGCTATAGGAATAGCACAATCTGCTAATAGTATTTTCACTGGAACAGCAACTATTAATAGTGGTAGTTCTTCAGTTATTGTATCAAGAGGAACACTAACATCAAGCAATGTTGTTATAATTACACCAACAGCTCAAGATTCTTCAGCAACACTATTTTGGGTTGTTCAGACTGCCGGAACTGGTTTTACAATTTATGCGAATGCGAACGCAAATTCTAATATCGCAATAAAATACTTAGTCTTGTAATAAATTTATAAATAAAAAATCATAGTATTGAATATATAAGATGTCATTTATAGGTCTATCAGATCCAGCAGTTCAAACTGGTGTTGGTATTACGGCAATTAATCTTAGTGCTGGTGTCGCAACTGCTGGGGCATCTACTACAAGTGTCTCTGTTGCTGTTCCAAATTCTACTACATCATCAGTTTATGTTGCTTCTTGGATCTCTTCTTCAATTATTGGTAATATTTCTTGGACTGATAGTATTTCTATATCAGCAACATCTACTGGTTTTACGGCAAATTTTGGGAGTAATGTAAGAGATAGACAATTTAGTTGGTCAAAAATGACTTAATGTTAAAAAATGATTATATAAAAAATATCTTTAATATATATAAGATGTCTACGAATGCTGTATCTAATAAAGCAAGTGGATCAGTGACTGATTATACCGTTCAAGATGCTCTTGGTATTCAAAGCGAAGTAGCTGTTGTTCGTGGTAGTTTTGTTATTCCAGTTGGAACTTCATTTACTTATAAATATAGTGATCCAGCATTTTTACCATCTACCCCAATTATATGTTGTTATGGTTCAAGTCCAACCGCATCTGGTGTTTCTTATCCATTAGCTTGTTGGACTGGTGCTGGTAGCATTGCTGGTACAGCAACTTTTTCTTTTGGTGCTTCTACAACTATTGCTACTAATCCACTTACAGTAAATTATTATATAGGATAAATAGATGGAAATCAAAACTATTCCGACAATTCTTTTATCCAATTTTTATGAGGGTAATCTTATAAATATTATTCCAACAATAACCCAATGTTATAAAATAAATAATGATATAATACAATTATGTAAGTATCATACCAATATGTTTGAATGTGGTTTATGTAATAAAGTTATAAATACAATTACCCCCATAAGTATTACCTCCAAAGTAGATTAAGAGATAAATTATTGGGACTATATGGGTCATTTCTCCAATTTCCTTTTATTTTCTCATGAGACTTATGAAATACATTTCGTTTCATATCAGCATAACCGATAGGAACATTTCCTTTTCTTTCTTCTTCTGACCATAAATGATAATCTCCATATCCAATTCTACCAAAATAACGAATTGAGCCATCTGGTGCTGTAATCATAAATTTATGTGTTTTATCATCAGAATAATATGGTTTAGAATATTTTAACTTTTTAGCAATAGATTGGACTTTTGATAAATACCAATCTTTTCCTTTTCCTTTAATTTCTTTAGAATATGCTATATTCAAAGCAGTTAATTGTTTTTTTGCTGTTGCTAATGATAATGGTTTATAAGAATGAATTTGTCCATTAATATCACTAACAACTCTATAACCATCTGGGAATTGAACAATATGATACGGCATTCTATATATATAATAGATGGAAAATAGACCACCAAAAATGAAAAGTATTCCTATATCTCATTCTCCGCTGTATGATAAGAGAATATATTTAATTGCTCAATGGAAGCACCAAATTGGTCGTAAAAGTTATACATTTTCCATAAATAAATCAAAAGGCAAGAAACAGCAAAACTACAGACGACGAACTCTATCATTACTTAAGATGTCCAAAAACTAATGTTATTTTTTCATTGATTGGTTTACTTATAACACTTCTAAATTTCGTTATTGGTATAATGCGAAATCTATAAGAATGTGCTGTTTCTCTCATAAAATGGTTTTTAGTCGTATGAGTAATATGTTGTACCATTTCTTTAGCTAAATGTAGAGCAAATGGTTTATGAATTATAACTGCGTGTAATTGTAGTCTATCCATTGCTAATAGATTTATTTATTTTTTAAATATATATCTTAATATTACAAATACAAAGATATATAATGAAAGTTCTTGTAATTATAGTGGGGTGATGGGGTGGAGTGATATATTTTTTAAATGTCGTTTAAAACTACCTTTAGATATATTTTTTCCACATTTACAATATATTTTATCTGCCCTTTGTATTTTTTTATCATCTTTACTGACATATGGTAGTATAATATTCATACATAATGGATTAGATATATTTTCTTTAATATATTGAGTTTCTTTTTTATATATTTCAGTATTATTATTACATTCAAATTCTTCTAATAATATAATATCTACAATAGACCAATCTGTTATTTTTTTTAAATTACCCATTGGTCTATTTTTATGTGAATTTAATCTATATTTTAATAATTGGATTGTACTGCCAATATAGAATTCATCTTTATAGTTTAATCTATATATAGAAGCTTTCATTTTTTATTCCTAATATAATAACGAGACATTTCTTTAAACTACTATATATTTAAGTGGTATGGGGTGGGGTCATGGGTATGATGGGGGTCATAACTGAATCTTTTCTAACAAGGAGGCTCCACGAAGAGGACTTTTGACTTTTGACCCCTATCATACCCATCACCCCACTA